AGGGCCGGGGGCGGGACCCGGAGGAGGCACAGGAGTAGGGCCGGGGGCGGGACCCGGAGGAGGCACAGGAGTAGGGCCGGGGGCGGGACCCGGAGGAGGCACAGGAGCGGGCTCTCCCGGAGGGGCCTCTGGGGGAACAGGGGAAGGACCTTCGCCTACTCCCGTCCCCGTGGTTTCCTGCTTCTTCTTGAAGAAATAGTCGTCTGGGTGGATGCCTCCAGACGTGATCATGCCAAGGTCGCCGACCGGAACCTTGTCGATGTCCTCGTCGGTCCAACCAAGGTTGTAGAGGTCGTCGCGGTACTCGTCCCGCTTCTTGGCGGTCTCTTCGTCTTCGACGGTCTTCCCGACAGGGATATCCGGCTTCGTGCCGTCAGGGGCGGTAGGTCCTTGGTCCGTGGTCGGCTGACCGCCTGACACAACATCGCTGACGCCCTTCACTGGACCGCCAATGATCGCTCCACGGATGGAGCTATCAAGGATCTTGGTCCAGTTTTCAGACGTGAAGAATTCGATGTTGTTGTCCACAATGGACGCCGCCGCTTGGTTGACGGCCTCCTGCGCACCCTCAGTGAGACCCTCCGCAGCAGCGCCGCCCGCAAAGCCAAGGCCGAACCGCTTGGCGATGCTTTGGCCGACTGCCTCTTGCGCGGCTTTGCCACCCACGGACTTGAGAACTCCGCCCATGCCCGCCCTCTCAAGGGCTGCATTGACACCACCCGCAACAAGAGAGGCACCGAGTTGGGGCTTGCCCGTTTTCTCCAAAAGGGTCTGGTAGCTCTCGCCAAATGCCAAACCAAACCCCGCAAGGATGCCGCCTACCGCGCCACCGACGGCAGTTCCTACACCGGGGACAACAGATCCTATGGCCGCGCCAGTGGCTACGCCAGCAAGCCTCCCAGCAGCCATTGCTGCCCACGGAGCAATTACGCTTGGAACGCTTTCAGCAAAGTATCCGGCAGCGGACCCCGGTCCGGTGACGCTACGGTAGTCCTCGTACTGAGTGGGGTACTTCTTTTCAAGCTCGCGGGCAGTGTCCATAGCTTCCTTGCGCTGGCGCTCGGCATAGCCCTGCGCACCCAAGAAGTCTGACACGCCTTGCGGTGCATAGTCCGCAATGCCCTGCGCAATAGCCCCGGGGATCACATCCGCGAACGTGCTGCCCATCTGACCGAACTGCTTCTTGGCCGAGTCCATGAAGAGACTGCCAATGCCGCGCTCGGGCTTCGGCTTCTTGGACTCTAGGTACTGAGGGAAAGCAACATTCTCGGCATAGCTAAGGATGTCCTGTTGCTTTGCATCAGGGGGACCTTCAATTTGCAAGATGGTGCCGTTAGGTGCTTGGACCTCATAGACAGCCATTGGCTACGCCTCTTTATCTGATTAAGGTTTGACGCCAAGAAGTTTGAACTGAGACCCAGAACTTCCCCCCACACCGATCCGAAGGAGTTCCTCCTGAGCCCGTTGGGCTTTTTCTGGGGTAATGCCAGACAACGGATCTCGTCCTGCCTTGAGGTACTCTTCGAGAGCCGAGGCACGGAGCTTAAGTTGCTGTTCCTCGAAGCCCTTACGAACAGCCTCTTGGTACTTCTCCGGAGGATCTCCGGCCTTCCATCCGCCAAGGGCAGCATACGTACGTATGGTCTCCGGATCCTTATTGAGCTGCATCTTGGCAATGTTGAACTGCTGGTTAAGCTGATCCCGCTGGAGATCCTCACGGCGAAGATCAGACTCGCTCTCACGACGAGCCTTTTCAGCAGCCTGAAATGAGCGAATACCCTCAAGACCACCTTCACCGATACCACCGGCAAGGGTTCTGCTTTTGCTGGCCATCATGCCGAGGCCTGCCGCAAGGATACCCATCCACTTGTTCTCTTCGCGCTGCTTGATGGACTCTTCCTTACGCGAAGAAAGCTGGGCCTCCTTCTGCTCGCGACGCGCCCGGATGCTCTCAAGCGTAAGCTCCATTTCAGTTGGGGGCTTAGGAGGAGGGGTATAGGCCGTTCCCTCGTCAATAGCCTTCAACTGAGCTGGCGGCATCGCGTTAACGGATTTGTCCAACGCGGACAGTTCGCCCTTGGTCATAAATTGATTGGTGGCCTCGTCATAAAAACCGGGGGGCACCTCTCGACCTTGGGTAATAGCTTGGGCAGCATCGCGAAGACGCTTGTCCTCCTGCACCTTACGCATGGTCTCCGCTGCATACTCTTCGGCTTTCCTTTTCCGCTCATCGTATTCGCCGGAAGGAAGCCTGAAGTAATCAACGATGCCGGGTTTGGGGGGAGCGTTCTGGGACCTATCTTGGTACGTCTTACGGCTCTCTCCAATGGTTGAAAGAATAGAGGAGGGGCCTCCAACAAAGTCCTCGTAGAAACGGCTGTTAGACGTTTGAGCAGGGGCCGCAGGCCGAGGAGCAACAACGTCGCCGCCATCATCAAAGTGCGCTATGCCATTGATTACTTCGCCGCCGCGCTTGTACGCGCCAGCCTGTGGCATAGGCACCGTAGGCGCAAACATGTTCTTCAGTTCTTGCGCGTTCTGGTCCGGCGTGGTTATGGATCCAAGGCCGACAGAGACGTCAAGAGGAGACGACCGCTGAAACATGGGACGGTTAAGGACGGAGTTGTTATCCATGACTTATGGTTTCCCCATCAAGTTATAAGCAGCAAGCGCAGTGGTCCCAAGACCAGCCGCCTGTGAGGCGATTGAAGCGGACGGAGCAGCGGTTTGACTGATCGTCTGCTGCGAAGAAGGCGCGCCCTTGTAGATATCGGAGAGGAACGAGACGCGCTGATACGGCTCGTAGGTCTGGGCAATCTTGGTCTGGCGAACGGCGTCAAGCTCCTTCTGCTGCTGGGCCTGCTGCTTTTCGCCGAGGTTGTAGAGGAACGACACGTCGCCCTGCTGAAGACCAGACTGCTGCTGTCCAAGGGCTGCGGTCGCCGTACCAAGTGACGCGATACCGGCTGCGCTAGACCCCTGAAGCTGGCCCGCTGAAGTAGCGGCATTAACACCCATGTTACCAGCAGCAAGACTTGTGTCGGCAATGTTTTTACCGACACCCAAAAGAAGGTTTCCCGCAGACTGCGAACGCTGCTGCTGCTGTTGGAAAGCATCCATGGATGCCTTCTGCGCCTGCGCGTAGTTGTTGTAGTAGTCCTCAAAGATCTTCTTTGACTGCACTTCAGCAAGGTTACGGCCAAGCTCTGCCTGCTGGACACCAAAGCGGCTACCACCAAAAGCCCCAGCCTTAGAAGCATTAGCGGCAGTTGCCAGAGACTGTATCTGCGCCTGCCGATTCATCTCGGCAATAGCGTTCTCAGTAACATTCTTCTGATACGGGTTCATGTAGGACGTAACGGAGTTGGGGTCGTACGACTTTGCCCCAGCCGTCCCGTAAAGGGCGGCAGCTTCCCCGTAGTCCGTTGCAGCACCGGTCGCGCCAGAACCGTATTTCCCAGCCTCCGACATAGCAGCAAGGCCGTATTGCGGGAGACCGCCATAGCCCTCTGCCGAATTGGCATAGGCAGCGTTGGCTGACTCCATGTACGGCTGATACGACCCAATCCCCAAGCCAGCCATCTTGATGGCTTCTTGCTGCTGGGGAGTCATCCCGGCAATTTGATACGGAGGGACGTCTATCGGCTTGTCGGCAAGCTGTTTCGATAAGTCGAGAAGGCCCTTCTTGTAGGCCTCAATGTCTGGAGATTCCCGGACGATTTGTTCCTGTATTGTCGTGTCGACCATGATTATGCCATCCGTTCAAATTTGTGCATAAGGTCATACATCTTCTTTGCACCGGCCTTACGGTTGCCGCCCCCTGCTCCACGAACAGCGGCGGCTGTCATCACGAACTCGCCGTCACTGAGACGGGCGGGGATGGAGTCACTGGTCCCGGTCCCCGGTCCATTTATGGGTCCACCAACCCTAGCGTTCATTACACCACCGCCCGGGAACTGATCGTACCTGAACCCCGTAGGCGAGGTCAGATAACCACCGACAGGGGAGACCTGAGTGGGTCCAGAAGTGTACCGAGGCCGGAAGTTTTTAATGTCAAAAGCATACCTAGCGGGATCAGCTTTGATGAGGTCATCGCTTGTGGTCTTGCTGACCAGAGAGGGCTGGGGATTTTCTTTTTCCGAGTTGCTGAGAGCAAGAAGACCCGCCCCACCCGCAATCAACAGAGGCAACTTGTAGTCATTAAAAAAACCCTTAGCAGAGTTCATCAAACTGCCGATGCCGCCAGAGGACGAGGCGCTTACCGTAGGTGCAACCCCGGTAGCAGCGTTTCCGGAGGTTTGCGCTGCTGCCAGCGCGGCGGCTTCCTCTGCCCCCGGCCTAGCGACGGGCATTGGTATATCCTTGGTCCACTCGGCCGCAGCCGACTCGGGTCCTATTCCGGCAGCGGACGATGCGGCATCACCAGTGAGGTTGCCGCTAAGGAACCCGCTAGTTCCGGGGATATTCTTACTGATCCAATCCCCAAGCGGGGATGAAGCCGGACCGCTGCCGAAGAGGCTCCCTCCAGCAAAAGCATTTTCAGTGAAGCTTCCCGAACCAGTAAATCCAGCCGAGATACCGGACATTGCCCCGCCAATTAGGGCGCTTTTAAGAGCGTCGGCGGGCTTGGCCCCGGACAAAAGGGATACCGCCCCACTTGAGATAGCGCCAGCGGCAATCGGCCCGACGAAGGGGGTGAGGATAACGCTGCCAAGGATCGTTCCGACTGTCTTGAGGATCGATCCAAACAAGCCGAACTCTAGAAGCCCTGTCTTCGGGTTTACCGTACCGCTACCACCCATGCGCTTGAGCATGGTCATTTCAAAAGGGGTAACGTGCGCAAGAGTAGTATCGCCGTTCCGACCCGCTGCCGAGACCCTGTTGGCTGCCTCCTTCAAGGAAACAATTCCGCCCTCGGCGTAGCCGCGTTCCCCGCTCTTCTTCAGAAGAGTCTGCCCTATCAGGGCTCTAGCGATGGCGACAAACCGGGGGTCGTAATCCTTGGGGACGTCTTCCGTATCGAAAGCTCCGGAAGAAACCAACTGCTGTATAAGTTCAGGATACTGGTCTTGGTTTTTCTCAAGATAGGCAAGAAGCCTATCGAGGGACAGAAGCTGGTCCTTGGACATTGCCTCAAGGTCAGCCATACCATTCTTGACAACTTCGCGTTGTTGGGGCGATAGGCGTCCAAAAACATCGGCGATTGACGAGGAAAGACCCGGCAAGTCCTCCGCCTTGAACGGGGACTTTGCCAAATCCTTTGCGAAAGAGGGTTCTTGGAGAAGCTGTTCGCCCTTCATGGACTTTTCCTATGGACGTGTCACGGGGAAATTTACCCTGACGGAGCCTTGAATACAAGCTTTAGGTTGTCACCCTGACGGTACCGACGGACCCAGTAGCAGAAAAACCCTTGACGTAGGGGGCGTAGGGTAGGGACACTCGCAAGACACCGTTAACTTGAAAGATGGTGCCTACCTCAAGGCCGTAGTCGTTACTAGCCAAGTTAGTCAAGACGATGGTGGTCTGACGACCTTCGCCAACGGCGCGAATATAGGTAACAAGGGAGACCAAGGCGCGAACAAGGTCCGAAAAGTACTTGACGTCGTACTGGCTTGGCGGCCGCGAAAAGACCGGGGGAATAAGGCGAACATCCATTAGCGCCTCCCGTCCGTCTGTATCTCAAGGCGGGGGGAACCAAGTATCCACTTGGTTCCGACACGGTTGCTCTCGATGCGGAATACCACGGATCGACCCCGGAGGCGAATAGTTTCAACCTCAGTGTACTGCTCGACGGGGACCACGGCAGATCGTGTGGTCGTAGATGACGACACATCCACGTAGTTTGAGCCGGGGTAGTTCTGCGTCTTCAATGTGATGTCCAGACGAGGGTTGTTTGTGGAGTCGACAAAAGTGACATCCGGGATAATCCTTCGGACAAAGGAGAACTTATCGCCCTCCCCAATATCCGCAGGCGAACTCTCTATGTAGGCGTTCAGCGGGGAAGCGGGAGTGGTGCTTCCATCGTCGGTCCCGATCTCATGGTTGTATATGTAGTTGTCCGTGCTGGCCGCGAGAGGATATTGTCGAACGCCCCTATCAATCCAAGCTGTCCTAGCCAACGCGCCATAGGACCACACCTTCTCCCCGTAATTGTACGTCACGTACAGGTCGTTTTCATCCGACCCGGCGGAGGGATAAAACCACGTAACCTCGCTGAACTGGGACGTCACGGCAGCTATGACTTTGTCCGACTGGTTAAAGTTAAAGTTGTTGAAGACGTGGTTGTTCAGGGGGCAAAGAAGCTGATCGACCTTGCCGGAGTAGACGTAGAAGTTGTTCTGCCCCATCCAAAACACGCTGTCGTCAACGGTAGCAAAGCAGTTGAATCCAATAGCGGTTATGCCCGCAGCAAGCTGCTGGATACCGAACGTGTAGGGGGGTCCGACGTACTGGAGAGAATAGGCGGCAGCGTCAGTGAACACCACGATTTCGCGTTTAGTCTCAACCCCGCGAATGATCCGACTACCCGCTCCAATACGCAGATCGCCTGCGGTATTTGTGGCGCTCGCGCTCCAAAGGAACGGGTCTTCCTGCGAGGAAAAACGAATAATCAGTGGATCTGGAGAAGTCGCCGAACCGTAGTTTGCCCCGAATGCGATGACATGCCGGTTGGTGTCAGACACCATAACCTGAGTTGCGATGTCGGGGGTCTGCGTGTCCGTAGACAACGAGGAAAGCGTAACAGCCCTGCTACTAATACCGGAACCGGCGCTCCAGTAGTAGACGCCGCCGCCTCTGATATTGAAGATGAGGTCCTCGCCGTAGTTGTCCTGAGCCCAAAGGCGAAGCGTATTTACCGCGCTCAAGGTTGCGCCGCTTCCCCATGTACCACGACCCCACGTTCCGGCCCCCCAACCTGTTCCACCCACCTGTGTATCAAGGCCAGTGTTGATCTGATACTCGGCGGAAACCGAAGACCCACCGTGCCCCGTGTCAGAGGCGTTTGGTGTGACAGAAACAGGTATCGTGTAATTGTCTGGGTCGACATAGGTAACTTCGTACTCTTGGTTAAGAACACTTGCCGTTACGTTTCCGCCAAGACTTACCGCGCCAGTAAATGTTACAAAATCACCGCTTAAGCAACCGTGCGCAACGTCGTAGACAGCGATTGTCGAGACCCCGGTGGTTGCTGTAAACGGCCCAGAAAGAGTGGCGGTGCTGCGAATGGGGGTGATGTCGTAATTGCTGCCGCCACGTTCAATGTAGTATTTGAGGTTTGTTCCAAAGCCCAAAAGGTTTGCGGAGGCCAAGGTTGTCCAGTTTAGAAGGGACCTAGCCGTGCCAAGAAAGGGGCTATTTGCAGCGTACTTCTGCCAGCCACCGATGCTTTGTGGATACCCGAAGCGAAAACGAACAAGGTTAGACAAGCGCCAGCCGCCCTCGTTCGTATAGCCCGTGACGTCCTTGACGACGCCGGGTCGAAACTGGAGCTTTTGAAATGGCATGCCGACCCCTTATACCGGTTGGATGTTAGGGTTAGAGGGGCTTTGCGGGCCAGTTTACGTCCCACGGAAACCCGCTTTGAGACGTTATATCACGCAACGACTGTCGGTAGGTAGCCCACACTTCCTTGTCGCCCGGAGCATCTGCAAGCTGCGTCCAGTCGCACTCAGCAAGGCGGCTGTTGCGGTCGTCACGAATTGTCTTGGACCGTTGGGCGTCATACGCGGCCTTGGCCTCGTTGTTCATATCGGACAAGCTGTACTTGGTGAACCACTGACCGTCAATTTGCTCCACGCCGTCACGGTAGACCGTCTGGTAGCGCCCGGCGGCGGGCTGCGGGCCTTCCAGAACGGGATCAGCGCCAAGGTGGTCTAGGATTTCGACGGTCGTCTGATCCCATGAAGCGCCCGCTACCGTGCGAAACTCGCTCTCAAACATGACTGCGCCAGTGGCGCGGATGCGGATTTCCATTGCTGTTCTCCTTACGCGATGGCGAGAAAGATGTAGGTTCCGCCACTGGCATTGATGCCTGCGGCAGTGCTGACGATTTGGAAGCCGGTTGTCGCGGTGTAGACGCTGTTGGCGTTGACTTCAGCGGCGGTGCTGTTGAGCAAGAGCGAAGGGTCAGTACCTGACACCATGCCACGGGCCGTGTCCCAAACGTACCAATCGCCTGTGCTATCCGTGCGCTTGATAAGGACGAAACGAGCGCCGCCTGTGAAACCGCAGTCGATGGTTTGCGTTGCGCCTGTGCCGGTGTATGAGCCAACCTTGCTCACGCCGGGGCATGTGGCGAAGAGGTAGGCTACCCAAGTGCCAGTTGTGTAGTAACCCCACCCAACTGTAAATGTTGTGGATGTTGGTTGCGCTGCAAACCAATCATTGGTTGCATAAGTTGTTTGCGAGCCAGCATTTGTAAAATTTAAAAACATTGACCGCCAATTAGTGGAGGTAAAGTTTGTTCCCGCTTGCCAATTTGATGCGCCATTTCGTTGCCGGTAAATAATGAGTTCTGGCGCAACGCCCAAATTGTGGTTTATCGCGTAAGATCCACTACCGGGGCTTGTTCCCGTATAACACACCTCATCAAAGAAGCCGGGGGCGCGGCGGAAGTTCCAGTACGCCATAGAGTTTCCCGACCAGTTGCCAGCAATTTGGAACCCTGTATTATTAAATCCTTGCGTCCAACCAGACCCAGAAACTTCGGCATTAGTGTTTGATGTTGTCAAATATGGCGAAGCCGCTGCGGATGTTGTAGAGTTAACGCCTCGTAAACGGTCAAAAATTTGGGTTTTATTTGAAAATCCTGCGCTTCTTTCTGCGGCAAATTGGGCGTCAATTGGGAAATTGGTTGCTTCAGTTGTTCCCAAAGTGTCTGTTGTAGCAATCGGCGCAAACACACTCGTCCCGCTCGTCGGCGTCTTCATCGGGCCGCGACGGATGGCGACGTAGATGTAGGTAATTGGAACGCCGGGATATACATTGTTGTTTAGCATAGTAAACCCGGTCGCAGTCGGCTGGAATATTTTATCTGTTGTTTCTTGTATATAAAGGTTAGGGTTTAGACGCCGATTGACGTTGCCTCCATCGGTCGTATTAACCCATCCGCGCATCGTATCATACAAGTACCAGTCCGTTGCAAAACCGGGGTCCGTAGACGGTTTAGCTAAAAGCCACTGAGGCTCATACCCCAAATTTACATCCGTGCTTCCGGTCCCGCTTGAAACCGTAAACGACCCACAGCTAATCACATTATCCGTGCCAGCCGTGCCAAAACCTCCTGCATTAGAAGCATAAATGTAGGCAACGTAGGTTCCACCTGAAGCATTAACATCATTGCTTGTCCCAACACTAAACACGCTGCTTGTAGGCGCAGTACTGTTCCAAACAAATGTATCAGATGCCTGCGCGCTCGTGAGGTTCAGTTGAATGCTGTAAGCCGCAGATGTGAGTCCGCTATGGTAAACTTGCCAATCTCTTGGCGCATCCGTACGCTTAACAATAATGCACCCCGGCGTTGAGCCAAGATTGTGCGCGATTGTGCGGTTAGCGCCCGTGCCGGTGTAGGTCACGATGTCAAAGAACTTTGGCTGTTTGCGGAAGGTCCATGAGGTGTATGTCACTGCGCTTGTGTTTATCTTTGCCAGCGAACCAATAGAAAATCCTATTGACCCGAAAGTAGTCAAACCTGTTGCTTGTGTCGTTTGAGCAGCAGCACTGTCTGAAGTTAGATCAAAAGTTGCCCCGCGAGCAGTGTCATACAAAGCGTGGTTCTGGGCACCTGAACGGCTTTTCATCCAAACCAGCCCACCAGACGCAGAACCGGAGCTTACTTGGCCCGTATTGGTAGACGGGAACATAACACCGGCATTCCAAACAATACGAACAGCGCCATTGGCCCCCGGAGGCTGAGTTGCTCCCGGAGAGCCGCCCGCGCCACCTCCACCATACAAGCCGGGAGCCCCACCAGCAAAATAGTTAAATCCGTCACCTATCACATCAGGTGCAGTTCCGCCCCCGCTTCCGCCCTTACCGCCAAACGTCGTGTTATTGATAGCTGATGGGGTGCTAGTTGCTGCACCAGAAGTGCCTGCCCCAAGCAGGCCAACGCCGCCGCCGCCGCCGCCGCCCACCCTATAACCTGAACCATCAGATACCGCTGACGATCCACCCCCTCCCCCACCGCCAGAACCGGCATTTCCAGGAGTTGCGGTAAGTGCCCCAGAACCACCAGAACCGCCAGAACCACTATACCCACCAGCTCCGCCGCCGCCGCCTGATATGCTGTTGCCTCCGGTTGCTCCCGCACCGCCCGCCCCGCCGCTGCCGCCACCATCACCGACATACGAGCCTCCGGCCCCACCGGAACCGCCGAAAACACCGGCACCGCCGCCGCCACCTTTTACAGTAGAGGTGTTAATAAAATAGGAGTCCCCACCAGCAACCCCATTAGAGTCAAGAGCCCCCAAGGTGCCGCCAGAACCAACAACAACCGTGTATGTTTGGCCCGGAGTTACCAACACACTGTTCTTGTAACCAAGCCCTCCGCCGCCGCCGCCGCCAGCCGTAGGGTAGGGAGGGCTTCCGTTGTTCCAACCCGCACCGCCTCCACCACCCCCAACGCAGAGAACAGACACACTGGTAACGCCTGCCGGGCATGTCCACGAGTGGGTTCCTACGGAAACAAAATCATCTTCGTTAAAGACCCTTAGATTAATTCCATTGTTAATCGCCTGTGTCGATCCACTGCCCGTATACAAATACGTCGAAAACACATCCTCAATGTAAGTTGGTCCAGCAGCCGCAGCCGACCCCGCCCCAAAGCCAAAGCCCCTAGCTGACGCAGCGCCTTCCGTGATGATTGTCGGCATCGGCTATCCTCAAGCAAACTTGGTCTGAGACGCGAAGATTGTGAAAGCCGCGCTTCCCGTCTTCACGATGGTGTAGGTGTAGACGTCAACGGAGGAGGCGTTGCCTGCTGCGGGAGCCGTGCCACCCTGCCACTTAGGCGTGACGGATGTGCCATCTACCTGAATGGCGCTGTTGTAGTACGCAGTGCTGCCCTGCGTCACAAGGAAAGCCACAGTCAAAGATTGCCCAGTGGACATAACCGTATTCAGTGAAGTGCCGGATGAGGCCCTGAAGTTGACGGTCCAGTTAGCGGAGGCATTGCTGGTGTAGTAGAGAACCGACTGGGTTGTCACGTCGATGTTGATCGTACCAGTCGCAGCCGTGGCGCTGATCGTAGCAACCTCGGCGGCATTGGTCAATACGGAAGCCAACCGTGCGGACGTCCCAACAAACGACTGAACGCCTGTCCAAGTGTTGTTCGCCGAAAGACTTAGGCCTGTGGCCGGGGCAGTCGACTGCCAAGTTGTTCCGTCGCTGGTCAGGACGTTCCCGTTCGTCCCCGGGCTGACCGTCTGGAGAGCGGAGGTTCCATTGCCAAGCAGGACGGCATTGGCGGTAAAGGTCGACGCCCCTGCCGGGATAGTTGCAGACAGCCAAGTTGTTCCATCGCTTCGAAGGACGTTGCCGCTATTGGCTGGAGCAACCATCTGAAAAGACGAAGTCCCATTTCCAAGAAGAACATAGTTCGACGAAAAGGTGACTGCGCCCGTTCCGCCATTGGCCACTGCAAGAGTTCCAGTGATGCCTGTCGAAAGGGGGAGACCGGTAGCATTGGTCAACGTCGCCGAAACTGGAGTGCCGAGAACTGGAGCCGTCAGGGTGGGGGAGGTAAGTGTCTTGTTAGTAAGTGTCTGCGTCCCGGCTTCCGTTACGGGGGCATTGGCCACTTCAATGACATCTGTCCCGTTGGCATAGACAATGGCCTTCTTGCCATTGGCAATCACCACGCCCGTTTGACCGTTGACCTTAACCGTTACAGCAAAACCACCGACGGTATTGTTGAAGAAGACGTAGGGCTTCTCAACCGCCGGTACTTCTACGGTCCTTGCTGCTGTCAGCGTTCCAATAAGCGCGATCACGTAGTTTCGGCCTGTTGAAGATGCCCCATTTGTAATGGTCAGGACTGTTGCTGAGCCGCTATCCGTGACGGTCTGGGTAGCATAACCGGCGATAGCCTCTTCGATAAGGGTGCCGAGGTTCGTGTTCGTGGTTGAGCCCCACTGCCCGGACTGTTCACCCGTAGCGATCAACTCAATCTTTAAGTTTGGGGAGTAAGTGCTAGTCATTACATCCTCTTGATCATTACGGGTGGACCTAGGTCCAGTTGGGGTTCTGGGATGGGGTTATGCCACCCCATGCGGGAACTTGGGCTGGTGTGATCCCACCCCAAGTGGGGTTCTGGGCTGGAACTAGTTGACCCCAAACAAAAGCTTGTCCAACATACCCTGTTGCACTAACCCCTGCAACTTGTGCAATCGTGGCAAAACTGATCGATGTAGTACCGGCATATCCGGTAGCAGAGACCCCTGTGACGAAGGCGTCAATGGGACGGTCAACGGTTACGGAACCAACTTGCCCGGATGCTGAAACCCCTGTCAAAGTTGTGCTTACGCTTACGGAAGCGACAACCGTTCCAACCTCACCTGTGGCAAAGACCCCTGTTACGGGAACATTTTGGGTTAGGGTTACTGTGGGTGTCCCAACCTGACTAGTAACAGATACCCCTGTTAGGGCTGCGCTACCGTTAAAAACGGCTGCTGCTGTTCCAACTGCGCCTGTCGCAGATACGCCCGTCAGAGTTGCGCTACCGTTAAAAACGGCTACCGCTGTTCCAACTGCGCTTGTTGCAAATACGCCGACTACCGCCACATTTTGTGTGAACGTGGCAGTAGCTGTTCCAACTGCACTAGTCGAAGACACACCCGTGACGGATACGCTGTTGTTGAAAGAGGCTACGGCCGTTCCAACGCTCCCCGTCGCGGATACACCCGTGACAGACACGCTATTGTTAAAAGTAACTGTGGCTGCTCCAACGCTCCCCGTCGCAGATACACCCGTGGGGGTTATATTTGCCGTAGAAGTAACTGTGGATGACCCAACACCGGTTGTTGAAGCCACCCCCGTTACGGAAGCTTTGAAGTCAAAGGTAAGGGTAGGTGTTCCAACGCTACCCGTCGCTGACACACCCGTTACGTTTGCGTCTACAACAACACTAGTCGAAGCAGTTCCGACAGACCCTGTCGCTGATACGCCAGTTACACTTACACTAGTGTCGGTTGGTGGCGTGTAGGTGATGACGATCAAGCCGCTGCCACCAGAACCGCCAGCAGACCTTTGGCCGGTATTGGTCCCTTTATAACTGCCGCCGCCGCCGCCCGCGCCAAAAATACTGCTACCGCCTTCGCCGTTTGCAGTTGAGCCAGCTACACCACTGAAGCCGCCGCCTGAACCACCAGCGCCGCCAATAGTTTTTAGTATATCAATCCCCGCGCCACCAACAGCCCCAGTAAGACTGCTGCTGCCGCCGCCGCCGCCGCCGCCGCCATTGCGCCCGGCAGTATTAGCGCTGCCACCACCAAAACCCTGCGAATTGTTGCCACCAACAGATGCTGACCCGTTGGAGCCCCCGCCATTGCCGCCGCCGCCGCCCCCATTATTTCCAGAACCTGAAGCCCCAGTAGCTCCAACCGCTCCATTTCCATTGGGGCCGCCCGCCCCACCACCACCACCACCACTTATTACTGCGGTGCTGGATGTTGACCCTACAGAAGTACCACCAGTCCCTCCATTGAAATTTGATCCGGTGCCTCCAGTTCCGGGGGTTACAACGCGCGTTGTTCCATTTGTGTTTCCGCCAGTGCCGCCGCCAGCGGAGTAGGTTCCACCAGATGGGTTTGGTATGGTTGTGCTTCCGCCAGTGCCCCCAGTACTAGCAGCACCGCCCGCAGGGCCAGCCGCTCCTCCAGCGCCGATTGAAATTGACGAAATTGTTGAAGACGCACTAATTAGATAGTTTGATACAGCAGTATATCCGCCGCCGCCGCCGCCCGCGCCGCCAGCCTTGCTTGTGGAACTAGCAAAAGCTCCACCCGATCCGCCCCCGCCGCCACCAACAAGGTAGATGGCGTTGTTGGATGGGTTCCAGTCAGCGGGCGTTGTCCAAGACGTTACTGCTGCATCGGAAATGTAATAAACCACTTGCGGATAGGTGACGAACGCCGCGCCGCTATTGTTGCCGTTGTTGGTTGAGTTGCCGCCCACATACCATGTGTAAGGCGTAGAGCCGTTAGATGTCGCTGTGTCAGGAGTAAATATCAGATCGCGCAGGGTGTTGTAATCGCCGCGCGGCGTACCAGTGCCGGTGTAGTTGATGGTCGTCGTCGTGCCGGAAGTGGGACTATTCAGGGTCAGCGTTGCGGTGGAGGTTCCGCTGATGCCGCTGGTCGAGTTGATGTTGGTGGTAATGCTGACGGGAAGTGTAATCGTCGATGAGGCGGTGGCGGCGATGCCCCCGAAGGTGTTCGTCCCCGTGACGGTAAGCGTGGTCCCCGCACCGCCGTTTGTTAGAACGCAGTTGAACGTGGACCCACCACCGGCAAATGTCCTAGAGCCGCTTGCGGGTACGAAGGTGATGTCACCGACGCCGGTCCCTGCGGTAGTTGTGAACCCAGAAGGCGCGGCGTTGTTGAAACCAGTAGTATTAGTTCCAGTTATGCGAATCGACCCACCATTAAACGTAATGCCCTTTGTGCCCGCCGCAGTCGTAATAGCCTTTGTGGTGGAAAAAGTTTTTCCGTTTAGGTCTAGCGTACCGTTTGTGAGAGTAGTTTCACCAAAACCACCAGCACTTCCATTTAGCGTAAGCGCGTCCTGAAGCACCCAAGTGCTTCCAGAGCCGTTAAAATTTATGTTGCAAAAAACCGAAAACCCACCAAAGGTGAGTGTTTTGGACCCCGTACCGGCAAATGTAATGGTAAAACCGCTAGAAACAGGATAAGACACGGTAGCCGGAGAAACTATAGTGACGCTGCCATGAATTGCCCAAGAGCCGGATGTTGCGGTAAACGAAATAGCACCATTAGTTATAGATATATTGGCGCAAGCAATAACGCTTGCGCCGATTGATACTATGTAACTGCCCGCCCTATCAAAAAAAACATTGTCCGCAGAAGTGGGGACGGTTGTGTTGGCGGGGCCTCCAGAAGAAAGTGACCAGTTGGTTGCAATGTTCCAAGATGTGTTGCCGGCTCCAATGTAATACTTATCAGTCATGGCTACACCGCCGGGTCAGCAGTGGGCTCTTCAGTGGTGGGTGCAGTGACGATTGCATACCAGTTGTCGTAGCGCGTCTGCTTCATCGCCTGAATTTCTTCAGGCGTGAAGGAATCGTAGTCGCTCACACGCATTACCAGCGCGTCCTTCAGGATGAAGGGGTCTTCGCCGATTTGAAAGCTATCGGATAGAAGACCGCTTTCCAGAATCTCGATAGGCATCAGCCCCTCCGTTCCGGCAGACGTCGGTGATCAATTACGCCAGACGAATAATGGCGTTACTGGCATCCGCAGCGGGGAACACGACGGTGAAAGTTCCGGCCGAGACCGACTTGTCAGAGCCAAAGTCAAGCACGACGACCGACTTGTTTGACTGCGTGGAGTTATAGATAAGAGCCCCACGCGCAGTGAACGTCGCGGACGTCCAAGAAGAATCCGAGAAATCCACAAAGGACGTCGTTCCGCTGCTCGACGTAACAGATCCGGTCAAGGTATTGCCGCCAGCAACGTAGGCTGTTCCGGATGTGTTGGTGATCTCGTTGGTCGCGCTATACGCCGTAGTGGTCGCATCAAGGGTAGCAGAGGAGGTGTACAGGGCAAGCTTGAACGTATCCGCCGCAGTTGACCCACGGGTGACGCTGGTGGTGAAAGCGTGAGTTCCGTTCAAGAGTTCAAGCTTGAACGAAGTACACATGAAGTTTCCGGTAAAAGCCATCAGAGCCTCCTGAGATGTTCGGCCAGTGTAGGGTGACCCGCTTCTGAGACCAGATAGCTGATCGTTGATCTGTCGCACTTTATAGCACGTTTTATATGTTCAAGGACAACCACTTCGATGGATGCCTTGAATGCTCTTGCCTGCTCCTGAATAGCAGGGTGGGCCGTATCGGCAACTTGGACAATACGATCAGCGGCCCTTTTAGCCCAGAACTCGGGGGAATGACCCCCATTGTCAGAGGCTTCAACATCTACCCCAAAGGTCTCTATGGTCGCGGCATTCACAAACATTAGTTAGCCTTCACTCTAAGGAGACCGTCGCGGTATGCGTCTGTCTCTTCGCGGCCTTCGCCGAAGTTGATCAAGCGGTTCAAGGACTCAAGGAACCGGTTGTTGTAGAACTGAAGAAGTTCTTGGTCACCCTTCATGAAAGTATACGCCTCGACCAGCGAACCGTAAAGAAGCGCCTGCTCTGCATTATTACCCAGCCAACTTGTGCCAGCAGTCACAATAGACTCAGGCTGGTAATAGTAATGAAGTTCAACCGAAAAACCACTACTAGGTACAGGAGCCAGAAGAATAGTATTTATGTCGAAAAATGAATAGTACTTCGGAACACCCTGTGCCCCAGTTGGGTTGTACTCTTGTAGGTATTCCACATCTTTGTTCAAAAGAAAAACGGTGGAACCGGAAGATGACACAGAGAGGCTAAATGGGGACAGGTAGTCACTTGGCACAGAAAGGTACTTATTACCCGCCGTGCAAACCCCCGATATGTTTTTTCTAAAAACTTGAAGGTCTACTGCATAGAGCAGCCGCTCTTCACAGTTCCTGATGAACGTGTTGATGTTATCGTTAAAGTTTGTTTCGTTGTATTCGGTGAAGTCCTTGATGGCTTGCACCAATGTCGTGTAGGTCCATGCCATAGAATCACCCTATAACGATGTTGACGACACCGACGCAGAGAACGGTCTGCGTGGATGTATGGTCAATGAGGGGGAAGATATCCTGTCCAACAGGGACAGTGATAGGTTCAAAACGATCCGGCCTAGGGTTCATTAAGGCTTGAGGCTCCGTCGGTGGGTAGATTGGAGAAAGTTGCGGGTGCTTCGGTGTCCAGCATTCCGTACATGTCCGAAGACCCTGCCACTCCCTGCGAAGGCGGGTGTACTTGTATTTAAACCCGCACCGGTCACATATTGCAATCGACCTTGAGCCGTTGGCGTAGGCGCTCATATTACACCACCCGGTAGAAGTTCTGCACGGGGGTTAGCTTCAAGGCCGCTCGGTCACGGTCCTCACCCGACGCACGCTCAAACTCCTCTTCGTAAGAAGCCCGGAGCATCTGGGCGCGCTCCGGGGCCTTCTTGAGGGATAGATAGTAGGCAAGACCAGCAGCTAGACACGGGTAGAACCTAAACGGAACGGCGAGAGTATTTGCGCCTGCAGCGGCATCATCAATGCGAACAAGCTTGTTGACGATGATGTAGTAGGTCGTGTTCGGCTTGGGCCACAGATAAAGTTCGGGAGTAATCTGCCTGTCCACAAAGTACTGAACCGGACGTCCCGGCGTCAGCTTGTTTGGGATGTTGAGATAGTACTCCCTGCTGACCCGTTGAACAGTCAGATCCACCTGTGTGGATGTTCCGGAGTTTGTGGTAAACCGGACAACAGCCGATATGATGTCAATCGTGGACGCAGAAAGCGTGTAATGCTCGCTGCTAGGGGTGACCGTAATGATCTCCTCTTGGATAGTCCACTGATTGAGACCACGGTTAGCCCATTCAGCAAGCAACAGATTCAGGCTGCGGCGAGCCGTGCGCTGGTCGTAACCAGTTCGAACGTCTATGCCGCAACGCTCAAACGCCTCCTCGATGTAGTCCGCTACATCGAGTTCGAACGTCTTGGTGCCTGAAGTCGTCATTCGTTGCTACCTCAGCAAACTTTGCCGCCCTTTTTGTAGGCCGCACCCATACCACGGGTAGCGATGCCGCCGCCCTTGAGAGCGATGCCCTTACCCTTGACAGCAATACCGCCGCCCCTAAGGCCCTTCATGGATTGCTGGGCATCGTGCTTCTTATCAGCATCAGAAGCCTCGTAGTCCTTCAAAGACATACCGCGCTTCTTGGCAAGCTTTTTATCTTGAGCAAGATCCGTCTTGGAGCCTTCCCACTCTTTCGTGGTCATGCCACCCTTTTTAAAGCCCTTTTTCATCTTCTTCTCCTTCGTGGCCTTGTCAAACATACCAATGTTCATAAGCCCTGTGGGGGAGTTGCTGGCCATATCAGCACATCCTCATCTTGCCCTGACCGCGCTGGGCGATACCCGCTCCACGGACCGATCCGCCGGACTTCTTCTTGACCATACCGCCCTTGCGGTATGAATCTTCATAGCCCTCAATAGGCTTTGAGACAGACTCCTTGTCAACGGGGAACCCAGCATTCTTCTCAACCATGTTCTGGCCGACAGTCCTCAGACGTCCCGTGGTCGGGGGCTTCTCAGGCGCCTGCACATCGTTCTCACCCGCACGATAAAAACCAGAACGAACAGTGCCGTATCGCCCCTGCTTCATGTCGCTATTAACGGTAACAGAAGAACCCTTCTCCGCATCATCGTTGAGCTTCTGATTATAGTACCCTCGGGGGGAAGCTTCTTCGGAGGGGTAGGATTTTTCAGGGTCATCTACACGGGGGATGTCGCGCTTTGGGGGGAGCGGGACGGACTTCTTGGAAGACCCACCTTCCCCGGCCATACGGGTGCTATAGGACTTCCCCTCAAACTCAAAGGTCTTGTCGCCGCTATTGCGAGCCTCTTTAAAGGCTTGTTCAAAACGCATGCGTGTTGCGCTCTTAGCCATCCTACTTCCCCTTCTTAGCTTTGCCCGCCTCAGAAAGGGCGATGGCGATTGCCTGCTTGCGGTTCTTGACGACCGGACCCTTCTTGGACCCGGTGTGCAGAGTTCCTGTTTTGAACTCATGCATGACCTTGCCTATCTTGGCTTGGGCCTTTGAAGGTTTCTTGGCCACGTCACTTACCCTTCTTCTTGCCCATGGCGATCATGATCATGATGCCACCCTTCTTGGGGGGGACCTTGCCGCCCTTGTTCATGTCCATGGGGGCAGCCTTCTTCTTGACAGACCCACCCTTCTTCATACCCATGGCGGCACCGGGAGGGGGAGCCATCTCGGGAGGGGGAGCCATCTGAGGGGCCGCACTCTTGCGGGACATGGCGGCAAGAACCTCTGGCGGGGGGGCCATGGGTTTATCGGCAGCGGTAGCGCGACGGGTAGGAGCCTTCATCATGGAGTCAGCAACTGCTCGGGCTCTAGCGCGACCAGCGAGGCTGTCCTTTTTACGGTCTGGCTTACCAATCATGGCTTTGCTCCTGAGATACGGTCTAACTTTTCCTCAAGCCGGTCAAAGCGTTGCATGATCCGGTCGAGGTCGTGGTGAAGATCGTCTCTGGTGACATAGGACCTTGCGATGTTCTCGCGGGTTTCAGCTATGGCCTTCCAGAGACTGTTGTGTGTAGCTTCGGCGGCATCAACCCGTTTATTGACGTATGATAGGCCCCAAACGATGGGGCCTACCACTAAGGTCAGGATGACATTCCAGATTATGTCAGCCCCGACAGTCATCAGTACTGCTTCCGCATCACGAGGATGATCGTGTAAAAATCCCCAGAACTTGCATCAATCGTAGAAAACAAGATGTTCCCTGTTTTTCCTGTTGAGGCATTGTTAGTTAGGCCCCCAAAGTCATCAAAGGACATGGTTTGCATAACTTGCTGTGGGACCGAAAGAATAGTTACGTTTGACGAGGCTTCCCAGAACAAACGAACTTCCATCCCATGCGTCGTAGCATAAATGCGCTCAATAAGGACTGACGTGCAAGGCTGGCCCCGAAAGGAGGCCAGCGTAGCAACATCAACCTTCTTGACAGCAGTCTCACCAGTGCCATCCGAGGCATTGGTAAACTTCATGACGACCTGTTTGTCCCCTTGGAAGAGGATCTGTGTGGCAACTGTATCAGCCATCAGAGCCTCCTATCAGGGGTTGATGACGCCGGGCTGCACGTAGCTGACAACCAGATACCCAGTGCCCGTACCGGTGTTGGTTGAAGTCAGCTTGATACGGATATCAGTGGTGCCGACATTGTACCAGTTGCCGATGCGAGTTGCATCCGCGCCAGCCGTGGCGGTGATGATGCCAAGGGTGCCGCCAGCGACTGCGGAAGCGGCGGTCAAAGCCGTGGCAGAAGCAGTCGTTCCAATGCCAACGGTAGAGGCAACGCCGCTCCAGATGACGCCGACGTAGAGTTTAATGTCGGTGATGGTGCTTCCGGCGGGAAGCACGATGCTGGTCGTATAGACGCCATCAGCGCCGGGACCGGCTTGAGTCACGGCCTCTGACTGCATGAGGACGACGTTGCCAGTATTGGCAATGTCCTGCCCCAGAGTAGTTCCGGTGGTGAACTTAATCGGACCGGCCTTGATAGGACCGGAAAAAGTAGAAGTGCCCATGGTGATCTCCTGTCGTGGGTTGTCTGCCAAAGGCAGTCAGGAACTATCTAACGCTACAATAAAAAGGGGGGCGGCACAAGGCCAACCCCCCTAGTAGTCAGCGTATTAGACGCCTTATGCGCCGGGCGAAGCGTACATCGCGCGGGGATCAGACCAGCCGAAGCTATAACGCTCGCGGGCCTTGTAGCGGGCGTTGCCGGTCTCAAAGTCGCCTTCCATGGCGGTCTTGAGAGGGCTGCGCACGAAGTGCTTCATGCCGTTGGGAGCATCCGTCTTGACGAACCAAGCATCAGGGTCCGTCAGGAAGTGGTTGATCGCAAAGCCCTGCGGCATGTAACCACCCGACTTCAACGCATTGATGTCGTTGTCGGCGGTAGAGACACGCTGCTCAGACTTGAGGATGCGCTCGGCGGTAAACTGAAGTGCCGGGGGCAGGATCAGCTTCATGCCGCGAAGAGCAATCTTCAGGCCACGCTCGTCGATGAACGCCGCGATGTCGATCAGGGCCTGCTCCAACGAAGTCTCGTTGAGATCGGCCGCAGTCGCCAGCGTGTTCGACCAAGTTCCGCCACCAGTGGTGTTGTGCGCGTTGTAGATCAACGGAGCGCCGTCTCCACCCAGATAGCTGGACGAGAAAGCGTTGTTGAGTACAGAAGCGCCCTTCACCTGTTTGGTGTTGGACATCGAACGCGCCAGAGCGCGGGTGTAGCGGGCACTGAGCTTGTCGTAGAGGTTGTCCTCAACGGCTTCCTCAGTGATCGCAAACGCGAGAGCGATGGTCTCGTGCGTATAGCGGGCAGTGAAAGCTTCACCAGCCGTATCGTACGTGATCGCCGCGCCTTCGCCCTTCACAGGGGCCTGACCAAAGCCAGACAGCATGACCTCTTCCTCAAACGCACGGTCCGAAGACTCGGTGTCGAAGATCTCGGTATGCTCGTTGTCGTATCGGTCGTACTCCATACCGAAGAGGGCGTTAAGACCCGGCTCCAGTTCCTTCAGGAGTTGTGAACGAGTGATTGCCATTGTTCAAACTCCCTTAGATACCCGCACCAG